GGTAATTTTGAACCCCCCTTCTCCGCTAGCGTCAATTTCCCACGGGTCTTAACTTGAGACACAAATAAGACGGATAAAACCGCAAAAATCAAAAGTCGACCATTATATACACAAAAAACGCTAATGCGGTTAGTATTGGCTTAACAGTTTGTTAGTGCTTCTTGTATGGAGTTAGCTGGGTTTATTGGCACGCAAGAGCTTGCGCAAATGCTTGGCATTTCGACACCACGTATTAGCCAGCTAAAAAATCAAGGCAGGTTTGAGGGTTGCTACGTAACTAGCAAAGGAAAGTTGTTGTGGGATCCAGAGTTATCAGTGACGGCTTATAGAGATGGCAACCCACAGAGTCCTACCCGTACAAAGACTGAGGATATTGAGTTCCCAACGTTTAACGAAAGCCGCGCCAAGTCAGAACACTTCAGGGCCGAATTGGCTAGGTTGGATCTTGAAACCAAGGAAGAACAGTTAGTTGAAACATCTCGTGTTCAAAGGGAGGCATTTACTGCTGCGCGTGCGGTAAGGGACGCATTAGGTAATATTCCTGATAGGGTGAGCAACCAATTGGCGGCTGAATCCGACCCAGTGATTATTCACAAGACGTTAAGCGATGAAATCCGCAAAGCATTGGAGACACTGACAAATGCGTGATGGCGCATCAATTTACCGTGTTGCATTTCTGGATGGATTAAAGCCTGATGCTGATTTAACGGTCAGTCAATGGGCAGATCAGTATCGAATGCTGAGCAGTAAGGCGAGTGCTGAAGCAGGACCATGGAGAACAGATCGAACGCCATATTTGCGAGAAATCATGGATGCGATGTCTGCCAGCTCAACAGTGCAGAAGGTGATATTCATGGCGGGTGCTCAATTAGGCAAAACGGAATCGATCAATAATGTGGTGGGCTACATGATTGCGCATGCACCGGGGCCAGCGTTATTTGTGCAACCAACAATTGAGATGGCAAAGCGATTATCGAAGCAAAGGTTGGAATCGCTTATTAGCGAAACGCCGTGCTTGGCGGAGAAGATTGCACCAGCTAGGAGCAGGGACAGTGGCAATACGATGTTTAGCAAAGAATTTCCAGGCGGTATTTTGCTGCTGACGGGTGCGAATAGTGCGACAGGTTTGAGATCAGCGCCATGCCGCTGGGTGTTGCTGGATGAGGTGGATGCATTTCCTAGTGATGTTGACGGTGAAGGAGATCCGTGCGCGTTGGCAGAGCGAAGGGCGTCAACTTTTAGCAGGCGCAAGATAATTTTGACTTCAACGCCAACGGTAAAAGACATGAGTCGAATTGAGACTGAATATTTGGCGTCAGACCAACGCAGGTATTTTGTGCCGTGCCCCCATTGCGAGCATATGCAATGGCTGGAATGGAAAAATCTGCAGTGGCGTGATGGTGACGCTAGTACGGCTGCTTATGTATGCGAAAAATGCGGGGCACATATTGAAGAGCATTATAAAAGCGAGATGTTGCGTAAAGGTGAATGGCGTGCGATGTCTGAAAGCGAAGACAGCAGGACAGTAGGATTCCATTTGTCATCTTTGTATTCACCAGTTGGTTGGAAAAGCTGGAAAGAAATTGTGGGTGAATTTTTACGTGCAAAAAATGATGCGCCGTTATTAAAGACGTTTGTCAATACGGTGTTGGCTGAGACTTGGGAGGATGAGACAGGAGCAAAATTGGGCGCTGATGGATTGGCTGAACGGGCCGAGTTCTACCCGGCTGGGGAGGTGCCAGATGGCGCGACGATTTTGACTGCTGGTGTCGACGTACAAGACAACCGGGTGGCTATCGGGCTGTACGCATGGGGCACCGGGGAGGAATGCTGGTTGATAAGCCACACCGAGGTGTATGGCGATCCAGCCGGTCAGAAGTTGTGGAATCAAGTTGATGACATTGTGTTACGTGACTACCCTCATGCTTCTGGCGGTCGGATAAAGGTATCCGCTATTGGAGTTGACTCTGGCGGGCACTATACAAGTGAGGTGTACACCTATGCCAGAAGCCGCAAGGGCAAAGGAATTTTTGCGTTAAAGGGGTCGTCGATTAGCAACAAGCCGCCGATAAGCAAGCCTTCCAAGGTTGATATTAACTACAAAGGCCAGGTCTTAAAAAATTCAGCGGAAGTTTTCCCCTGCGGCACCGACACGATCAAGTCAACGCTGTTTGGAAGGATGAAGCACAATGAGGTTGGGGCTGGGTTTATTCATTTTCATGCGGAAGCGGGGCAGGAGTATTTCAAGCAATTGACAGCAGAAAAACAGATGGTGCGTTATGTAAAGGGATTTGCTGTTCGCGAATGGAAGAAAAAAGCAAGTGATCGCAACGAGGCATTGGATTGTTTTGTTTATAGCTATGCAGCGTTGCACTACCTATATATGCGGTTTAACCGAAATACGGTATTTGAGCAGTTTGAGCGTGTGCTGCAGGTTAAGGAGCCAACGGCACAAAAGGCTGTAGAATCTGGGTATCGACCGCCGCAACGTAGAATGGGACGGCAAGCTTCTTCGTTCGTGACAAGCTGGTGAGTATTCTTGTTCCTAGTTTGATTTACGCAGGCGACACGTTCGCTTTTGACGTACCTGCGTTCAAGGATGCAATTGGTACAAATATTGACAGCGCAACTTATACGTTGACTTGGTATGCAAGGACAAATATAAATAGTGAGGCGGCAACTGTTGTTGGCACAGCAGAAGGTGGTGGCTGGCGAATAACAGTGCCAGCTTCAACTACTGCTGGTTTTGACGTAGGCGTTTGGACATGGCAAGCGATAGCAACGTATAGCACGTCTCAGTACACAGCAGGCCGTGGGCAGTTTACGGTTAAGGCATCAGTCAAATATGCTGGAACACCTGGCGCTTTTGATGATCGCAGCCGCGCTGAGATTGATTTGACTTATGTTGAGACGGCCATCCGCACTTTGGCACAAGGTGGAATGGTGCAGGAGTACCAGATTGGTGGACGGATGTTAAAGAGATATAAAATGAGCGAGCTATTGCAATTGCGCGATAGTTTAAAAAATGAGATTGCGATGGAACGTAAAGCTGAAAAGATTAGGCAAGGGCTTGGCAATCCAGGGTTAGCAAAAGTGAGGTTTGTGTAATGGCATTTTTAGGATTTGGCAGAACAAACGTTTTAAAGCGTCAATTGCAAGAAGCAAGCAAAAAGAATGCGCTTTTAAAGCGTGCTTATGCTGCAGCGGCAAACAATAGATTGACATCGGATTGGATCAGCCAAGCAACATCGGCTGATAGTGAAATTCGTGGTGGGATCAGGGTTGTTCGCAATCGCGCTAGGCAACTGGTACGCGATTCTGATTTTGCCAAATCAGCTTTACGTGCTGTCCGTAATAACGTGGTTGGCACTGGGATCAAGATGCAAGCGCAAGTGCGGATGCAACGTGGCGGTCGTTTAGCTGAGGATGTGAATAGCAAAATCGAACAAGAATGGGAATATTGGGGTTGCGCGAAAAGGTGCAACACTGCTGGCAAATTAAGCTGGTACGACATCCAAAGATTGGCGATTACGTCCATTTTGGAATCTGGGGAAGTATTTATTCGATTAGTAAAGCAGCCGTTTGGTGGCGGCAGGGTGCCATTAGGGCTTGAAATAATTGAATCGGATTTGCTCGATGATGATTACAGCGGGATCGAAAAGAATGGCAATGAGGTGCGAATGGGAATTGAAATGGACAAATGGGGGCGACCAGTTGCATATCATTTCTTCGATTATCACCCTGGCGATTATTTATTTAGCTATGCGCAAAAGGCAGTTAAGAAGCGAGTACGCATCCCAGCCGAAGATATATTGCATTTATATCTGATTGAACGCCCTGGCCAGACAAGAGGCATCAGTGCTTTTGCTTCGGCAATTGTGCGACTGCGTAATTTAAGCGGATATGAGGAATCAGAAATTGTGGCCGCAAGAGCTAGTAGCAGCATGATGGGTTTTGTTAAGACACCAGATCAAGAATTGTTTGAGGATGGCACTTATGACAATGAATCAGTGCTTGATTTTTCTCCAGGCAGCATCCGCCGTTTAGCACCAGGCGAGGAGATGCAATTTTTCACACCTAGTCGTCCAGACGATTCATTTACGCCATTTGTACAACAGATGCTGCGTGCTGTAGCGGCAGGCATTGGGTGTTCATATACACAGGTATCAAGCGACTTTTCGCAAAGTAATTACAGCTCGTCTCGTCTTGAGTTGCTTGAGACTAGAGCGCATTACAAGACCTTACAGCAATATTTAATTGAATCTTTATGCGAAATGGTCTATGAGAAATGGATGGATATGGCTGTAATGTCTGGCGTGTTGGATTTGCCTGGGTTTGACAGCAACCCTGAGCGTTACTACGCCAACAAATGGATTGCTCCTGCTGCTCAATTTGTTGACCCGCAAAAAGAGGCCGCAGCATATAAGGATTTGATTCGCAGCGGAATTATGACGTTATCGCAAGTGATTGCATTGCATGGCGGTGATTTTGAGGATCAGATGCGTCAACGCCAGCATGAATTGGCGATAGCTGATGAGTTGGGGATTGTGCTCGATACTGACCCAGCTCAAGTGTCGTCCAATGGTGTAAGCCAGCCTGAGGCGCCAGAGCCATTAGACGAAAATGAGCCAGAAGACGATATTCTGGTCGAGTAACATGAAAACACACATGACTTTCTAATGGAAGACATTACCAGCGAGCAACAAGAGCAAGTGCTTGACCGCGCTGCACCTGACTTGAAGGGAACGTTTCAACGTTCTATTAGTACTGAATTTGAGCAAGAGGAAGATCGAACGCTTGAATTTCCATTTGCCAGTGAAACGCCGATTGAGCGTTATTACGGCATGGAAGTGCTAAGCATGGATGAAAAAGCAATGGATTTATCGCGTTTAAACGATGGGGCGCCATTGCTTTACCAGCATGATGCAGATCGAATTATTGGTGTTGTACAAAAAGCGTACATAAAAAACAAAAGAGCTTATGCCAAGGTCAAACTTGCCAATAATGCCTTGGGGCGTGAGATGCAAGACCTTATAAAAGACGGAATTATACGTAATGTAAGTTTTGGTTATAAGGTCAATCAAATGGAAGCCGATGAGTCAACCACACCGGTTACTTATCGGGCTACTAGTTTCGAGCCTCTGGAAATTAGTCTTGTGACGGTCCCTGCCGATTTTTCGGTTGGCTTGGGCCGTGCCTTCTATCATAAGGAGGTAACAGAAACGGCCTCAGCCGTTCAAAATCAACCTACTGGAGTTACAACTGTGGATCAAACCCTCAACCTTGAGGCTGTCCGCGCTGAGGCCACTCAGGCCAAGGCAAAGGAAGCCGCTGAAATGATTGCTCTTGGCCAACGCACCAAGAACATTGAAATGGCCTCGGAATTTATTGCTAATTCCCGTAGCCTAGAAGAGCTTCGTTCTGCCCTTCTAGAAAAGATGGGTGTGCAAGAGAAGCCTTTGAATACTGCTGATGCAGAGATTGGCTTGAATGAAAAAGAGAAGCGTAACTTCTCTTTTATTCGCGCTATCAACGCTATGGCTCACCCCAACAGCGTTGAAGCGCAAAAAGCTGCTGCTTTTGAAATTGAAGTTAGCCGTGCTGCACAAAAGCATTCCGGCAAGGAAGCCCGTGGCATGTTGATCCCTGCTGATGTTCTTGGTTACGGTCGCCGTGATCTGACAGTTGGTAGCGCATCAGCCGGTGGCGATCTGGTCGCAACTGAATTGATGAGCGAAAGCTTCATCGACTTGCTTCGCAAGGCCCTTGTTCTGCAAGGCGCAGGCGCAACAATCATGACTGGCCTCCAAGGCATGGTTGCACTTCCTCGTCAAAGCGGTGGCGCCACTGTTTATCACGTTGCTGAATCCAGCAGCATCACCGAATCAGCTCTTACGGTTGATCAGGTGACAATGCAACCACGCACAATCGGCGCTCTGACCGATTATTCGCGTCGTTTGCTGTTGCAGTCCAGCATTGACATTGAAAACTTGATTCGCCGTGATCTAGCTCAAAGCATTGCTATTGAGGTAGAAAACCAAGCTATCAATGGCACCGGCACCGGTTCATACCCCTTGGGGATTTTGAACGTAACCGGCATCAACACTGAGTCTGGTGTTGTGGCATTCTCTGATTTTGTAAATGCTGAGGCATCACTCAGCACTGACAATGCTTTGCTTGGCAGCCTTGGGTATCTAATGAATTCCGCTTTGCGCGGCACTCTGAAGACTACCGAAAAAGCTTCTGGCAGTAATGGCATCTTTGTTTATGAAGCTGACAACACCATTAATGGTTATTCAGCTTACATATCCAACTCAATGCCAAACTCCACCGCAGTATTCGCTAACTTCAGCGATATTCTGATGGGCTTCTGGAGCGGATTGGACATCATGGTTGATCCTTACACAGGTTCAGCTTCTGGCACCGTTCGTGTTGTTGCCATGCAGGATTATGACGTAGCCATCCGTCACCCTGAATCTATCTGCAAACTGTCCTGATAGTTGAGGAGTAGCAATGCGCATTCAAATGCTGCGAAACACCATTGTTGACCTTCAACAGGTAAATATTGGTGATTTTGTTGAAACCGATCCAAAATCAGCTTTGCTTTTGATCGGTATAAAGAAAGCCATTGCTGCTCCTTTACCCCAGGAAGTTATTGTTACTGCTGACCCTATTCCACCCATTCCAAAACGGAGAAAAACCGATGATTCACAACCTAGGAAGCAAAACTTACCTAGCCAGCCTGTTACCGGCTGACTCTCGCACTGCTACAGCTACCGGCACTGGCTTCGACCTGCAAGGGTCTAATGACGCTGAAGGTGAAGCCGTAGTGATTTTTGATTGCGAGGCAGGTAGTGGCACCAGCCCCACGATGGATGTAAAACTCCAAGATTCGGCTGATAACTCTACCGGCTGGGCTGATATCACTGGCGCTGCTTTTACGCAAGTCACTAGCACTGCCTCACAGCAAAAGCTAACTATCAACGCTAACGATGTTCGTCGTTATGTGCGTGCGGTTGGCACATTAGGTGGCAGCAGCACACCTACCTTTGTATATGCCGTTTCAATGCTTTACAGCAAGAAGTACGGTAACTAATCCTGATGGCGATATCTGATACGCTGACATTTTTGAATATCGACGAATTTGGCGTTACTTGTCAAATTGGTGCTGGTGCCAGCTTTGTCGGCGTATTGGATTCGCCAATGGATGTAATCGCTGGTGGCATGGCACTGTCTAGGGAGTATATGCTTTTAGCAAAAACTTCTGATGTCAGTGCCACTGCCCGTGGAACAAGCATTACTGTTGACGGCGTATCTTATACCGTTCGCGAAAACCGTCCAATTGATGATGGTCTTTTTTCTGAATTGCTATTGAGCAAGGTATAACAATGGCTGACACCAGACGCGAATTAATTTTAAAAAGGATTAAAACCAATCTTGACCCAATAACTGGCGCCACTTGCTATCGCAGCCGGGTAGAACCCTTG